CACAAATCTTGCATGCCAGCACCTTTTCTGCATCACCTTACACGCGAGCGCGTGAAACAATCTTGCGCGGGCGCAGCAGAGACGCAATAAAATTCCTGGTCCGAGTCCAGGGGCGCAATAATGTTACCCCACCGCGCAATAATATTACAATTGCGAAAAACCCAAGGAAATCAAGGGCTTGTGTGTGTATGTACGACGGGTACGCATGGGCCACGCCCCCTGTACCAGTTACATGTATACGGCTACGACACGAGATTTGGAAATGAGAACTATATACCAGACCGCGCCAACTTGCCTACGGAGCCGCCCCAGTCAGAATTTTGACAAAAATAAAGGCTGGCAAGGATTTTAGCCCTATACCAGCCGTAAAAATAAAGTTTGTTTTATAATTTTTGGGGTTTTTGCTTTAAACTAACCCCTGTATTTTTGTTTTCTTGGAATAATTTTCTTCTTATTAGGTAGAATAGAGAATTTCTTTCTCCATAATTCTTTAGCTATTGGATTTATCGGTTTTATCCGTGTTATTTTCCTTATCATTTTCTTTTACCAAGGTACTACCCCACATAATTACAGGACTTTTGTACTTTTTTCTTTTGTACTTGTTCCTTGTAAAAGTATTTGGGCTACTCTTTATTATTTTTTTTATCTCGGCTACTTCCTTAAGTTGATTCTGAAAAAGAAAAAAAGGGAAAAAAGAAAAACAAGTAATTTATAGTTGATTTTGACCCCTCTGTCAACCCCTAAAACGCACCTGTGCAATAACATTTCACTATTACATGTATTTGAGCAATATTATTCTGTACTCTATTCCATTACCAGAAGATTTCTCCTAAGCGGGTACTGGTAACGTTAAGGATGTCAATATAAACCTTCACAAGTCAAGCTATTTGTGGTACAATATATATAGAATGGCTAAAAGAAAGAAATATGGCTCGTTATTGGAGCAGATATCTGCTGAATACGAGAAATACGGACACTATAGGGCACACGTACCTAGTCATCATGTGTATTACATACGTGCTGCTTTAAAAGAACGTACTGGTAAAGACTTCAGTGTTGAGGATGTTGAGAAAGCGTTGGTTGCTGAGGGGCATTTACAGTATGCAACGGGGAAACCCGGAACGTAAGACCTGATGCTGTACTTATTCCTGCGGGGTTCGCTACAGCCACTCTAAGGCATAATGGACGGAATTTTGACAACGTGGATTCCGTCCATCTTTTTTGAGGTTACTATGTTTAAGGCTATGGTACTAGCGTGTGCGCTACATCAGCCTAGCATGTGCGCCGTATTTGAAGATGAGTATGGCCCGTATGCAGAGAGAGCTGAATGTGTGGAGAGAGTAGAAGAGATTACCACTGTTATTGGTAATGCTTTTCCTTTTCCGCAGACATTCAGCTATAGATGCGAACAACAAGGTGAAGCTACATAATGGCACGTAAGCCTTCCAAGATGCCAGCACGCAATAAGAAGAATTTCCGTTCTACTAAGACTGGCGCGGGGATGACTGAGGCGGGTGTTAAGGCGTACAGGCGTGCTAACCCAGGTAGTAAGCTGAAGACAGCTGTTACTGGCAAGGTAAAGCCGGGCAGTAAGGCGGCTAAGCGTAGGAAGTCATTCTGTGCTCGTTCAGCGGGACAGATGAAGAAGTTTCCGAAGGCGGCAAAGAATCCTAACAGCCGTTTGCGCCAAGCCCGTAAGAGGTGGAAATGTTAAATCTGCTAGTTGGACCTATTGCAGAACTTGCCGGTACATGGTTATCTGGCAAGGTAGAAGAGAAGAAAGCCGTGTCGGCCACCAAGGTAGCGAAAGCGCAAGCAGAAGCTATCGTGATGCAGAAGAAGGCCACCGGTGAGATTGACTGGGACTTGGAGATGGCTAAGGGTAGCCAATCCTCGTGGAAAGACGAGTGGCTTACCATTTTGTTTTCAATCCCGCTTATCATGGCCTTCGTGCCTGGGATGGAAGAAGTAGTTGCAAATGGATTTCAACAACTGGAGCAAATGCCTGAATGGTACCAGTACAGCTTGGGCGTCATTGTTGCTGCAAGCTTTGGGGTCAGAAGTGCGACAAAGTTTTTCGGAAAGAAGTAGTGGTCACTGTATTAGAGGATGTGATGGGTATCATGTGGTGCATGCACAATCGAACTACGGAAGAACAGGCGAGGGTAAATCGTGGCAGAAGTAACAATGGAACGTTTTCTAAAGTGGAAGATACTACCCCGCTTGATGATGATTATGATGTCAATATCCGCTTGGCGGGTAGTGGAATGGTTTATGACTTTACCAAGTCCAACAATGGAACAGTCGGCGCTAGTTAGCGTTGTGACAGGGGCTATGACGGGTGCGTTTGCGGTATGGCTGGGACATGAGAAACACTGATGTTAAACGAATGGGTTTTGGTTTTAGTGACGGCGGTGACGCCGTTTGAGTTTGAAGTTGAACCGTTGGTACACACACGAACAATGGCAGAGTGCTATTTTCAGTCCACGGTAACAGAATTTGATATAGTGCAGGAGTACAACAAGGAGCTTCTGTGCATTAGGGTGAATAAAGAAATTGATTGAATGGTGGGAAGTGTGGCTGGTGGCCATGATAACAACAAACACTGTAGTTAACTGCGCAAGATGGTACTTGGATAGGAAAAAGTTTAAATGAAATACAATAGCGAAGTTTTCGTAAATAAGTTGATTGCGCATGAAGGGCTGCGGCTTGCTGTATACAAAGACAGTTTAGGCATTGATACCATCGGTATCGGGCGTAACCTAGAGGGTCGCGGCATCAGTAAAGAAGAGTTGGATTGGATGGATATCCCTAGTATGGATGCTGTCTACGAACACGGCATTACAGAAGCGGATGCTATGTATTTGGCCAAGAACGATGTTGCGATTGTTGAAGATGAACTGTGTAGAGCGCATGAATGTGTTGCTGACCTAGACGCAGTTCGCCAGCTTGTCGTAATGGACATGGCGTTTAATATGGGGGTTCCACGCCTCTGTAAGTTTAAAAAGATGTGGGCGGCAATTCATGAAGGTGACTTTGCCACTGCATCCGTAGAAATGTTGGATAGCAGGTGGGCGAAACAAGTAAAGGGACGCGCCATTAAGCTTTCAGAAGCTATGAAATCAGGGGAACTGTAATGTCACAGCGTAATCGCGACAAGATAAAAAGTTTATTTGTACGACCAGATGGTAGCAGTAAACTTAAGAAACCAGAGACAACCTTTTCGGTTAAAGCTGGAAAGTTCGGAGAAGGTAGCAATACACTTAGCGGCATTGCTGAAACTCTGGGGGTATCACTTAAGTCTCTGGAGACGGGAAACCCACAGATTAAAGACCTTAATAAAATTTCTGCTGGTCAGAGCATCAATATACCACTTCGTAAGCAAAGTTTTGTAGAAAGATTTATCCTTGGCGATAATAACAAGCCGCCCACTCGTCGTGTTAAAACAGAAGGCGGCAAAGAAGAGGAGCTGGCGGTTAAGAAGGGTGCAGAAGGCCCAGTGTATCGTGGCATGTCAAAGTCTGACATGGCCGAAATCCAAATGCGCCAAACAGGTGGTGTAAGCATTAAGGAAATCCCAACGGACCTCATGCAACAATACCGTGAAAACTTTTATGATAAAGGTCGAGATGATACCATGTCTCTGACTCAATACGTACAAAGCGGTCGTGCTGCACGAGATTTGAAAGCTGGCGGAAAGAAAAGAGGCGGTATGAAAACCGGTAAGAAACACATCATGGATATGCCAACTAATGTTCCCCGACTACGAGCAGGGGCCACACTAGGCGATTTGAACAAAGATGGCAAGATGTCCGGCTATGAAAAAGTTCGTCAAGCCGCTATTCAAAAGAATATGGATGCCCGAAAGAAGAAGTGACGTGCACCCAGTTGAACAGGATATTCGTATCTGGTCAAGCGATTTTTTGGAAGTACCGAATGCAAAACTGAACGGTCTTCCTCCTTGTCCTTACGCTAGGAAAGCTTGGGCAGAGGATAAAGTTACATTTAGCATCAACACCGGCACAGACGGACTGTTAGAGGCAATCCGTAATTTTGATGGTCATGACTACGATATCGTAGTTTGGGCTGATGAAGATTTACCGGACATGGAATACCTTGATGGTATGTGCGACGGTATCAATGAGTTGATGTCTATAGCTGGAATTGATTTGCACCTTATGGTGTTTCACCCCGACTATGACGCAACAGAGGCTGGTCTTGATTTCCTTGTCGATGACGACGTGACAGATGACAGCCTGTCTTACTGCATGGTCTTTGTTCAGAAACTTTCTAAACTGGATGATGCAGCTCTGTACCTGGAAAAGTCTAATTACTACGAGCACTTTCCCAAGGATGTATATGAAGCCTTAGTATTAGATAGAAGGAGATTAAGAAATGGCTACTAGAGAAGAACAAATGGCTGCGCTTGAAGCACTCGCAAAAAAACTGGGAGTTAAACTCCCTGCAAAAAAGATGGGTGGTGGCATGGCTAAAATGGCTAAGAAGCGTATGCGTGGCGGAATGGCCAAGAAAATGCGTGGCGGCGGCACAAAAAAGATGATGGGCGGCGGCATGGCAAAAATGGCTAAGAAGCGTATGCGTGGCGGAATGGCTAAAAAGAAGAAGTAATGCCGTATGTTGATGATTCAACAGTTCACGGCCTCGGCGTATTTGCAGATAAGGATTACGTTCAAGGTGATATAATTGAACTGTGTCCTTATCTGGTCGCTGATTATAATGACGTGGGAGATGAGTGTGTTTTGCACGACTACATGTTCCATACGCCATACGAAGATGACGAAGAATACTACATCCCACTTGGCTTTGCTATGGTCTATAACCACAGCGCAAGTCCAAATGCTGAGTGGAGTATTGAAGATGGAGATGACCGCTATATTCGGTTTTTTGCGCTCAAAGAAATAAAACAGGGCGAAGAAATATTTCACGATTACGGCGATAAATATTGGGACAGTAGAAATCATGGCCAAAAAGAAAACTAAAGCTAAGTCAAAAAAGCCGGTGCCTACCAAACCAGCCCTCTGGTCAAAGGCCAAATCTGAGGCTAAGCGCAAATTTAAAGTGTACCCATCAGCTTACGCAAATGCCTACGCATCAAAGCGCTATAAAGCAATGGGCGGCAGCTGGCGATAATGAAACATGTTTTTCTCCTGTTTGTATTTTTGGGTACAGGGGAAAATCAAAAGATGGTTAGCAACGATATGTATTTTGCCAACCTGAATGATTGTGTTTGGTTTGCACAAACACTACACAAACAAGGGGAGAAGATAACCTCCTATTGCTTACCCAAGCTTATAGATAAAGATGTAAAGGTGTACTGATGGACCCCATTAGCGCAATGGCGACAGCATCGGCGGCTTTCGGTGCAATTAAAAAAGGATTTGCCGTAGGCCGTGACATCGAACAGATGGCTGGGGATTTGTCGCGTTGGATGGGCGCCATGTCTGACCTAGAACAGGCAGAAAAAGAGGCAAAGAACCCACCTATATTTAAAAAGCTATTTGCTGGGCAGACTGTAGAACAAGAAGCAATAGCTGCATTTGCTAACAAAGAAAAGGCAAAACAACAGCGCTACGAACTACAGCAGTGGATTTCCCTAACTATGGGCAAGTCTAAGTGGGACTCCCTCGTAGCAATGGAAGGACAAATTCGTAAGCAGCGTAAAGAAACACTTTACAAACAGCGCGAACGTAGACAGAAGTTTGTAGAGATTGTAGCGTGGATAGTCATGGTTGGCATAGGCATCACTGCTCTTTACTTTTTCATTACATTTCTTAAAGGGCAAGTAGCACACGCAGCAGACCCAGATTACGTAACTTGCCGATTGAAGGGCTGTACGAATGTAGAAGACCAGCGTGTGTGTGTTTATCACGGAGTAAACAATACTGTAGATACTTTGTTTTTTCGTATGGACGAGTGGTTCCCCCGTGAATTTCAGTGTAAGTATGACCCTAACGATACCAAACCACCAAGCATACAAGAAACATTTAAACAGATAAGGAAGTCGCAGAAAAAATAATGGCGTATCAGGGAGGATTGCGTAAATGGTTCAAAGAGGATTGGCGAGACGTATCCACAGGAAAAAAGTGTGGGCGTAAATCATCTTCGAAGTCAAAGAGAAAGTATCCAGCGTGTCGCCCGAAGGCGGTCGCAGATAGGATGTCCAAAGGACAGAAGGCTACAGCCACCCGTAAGAAACGGAAAGCCGGAAATACAGGAGGAAAACCTACCTCTATTCGATGGTCCGTTTCACCCTCTGGACGTAAACAAAAGGCCAAACGGAAAAAGTCAAAAGCATGACGCGTAAACGTAATTACAAAAAAGAATATGCTAGCTACCATAGCAAGCCGAAACAGATTAAACGTCGTGCTTCCCGTAACGCCGCCCGTGCCATCATGGCTAAAAGAGGCAAAGTGACTAAGGGTGACGGTAGAGATGTACATCATACCACTGGCAATCCTATGAACAATAAGAAGCTATCCGTTAAGTCCCGCAGTAGGAACCGGTCTTTTGCCCGTACTAAAACAGGAAGAAAGAGAAATCCTCGTGCCTAAACAACTTACAGAATTGCAATCTAATTTTCTAGACGCTTTATTTGGTGAGGCCAAAGGCAACTACACCAGAGCGTTGAAAGCGGCGGGGTACTCGACAAACACAAACCCCTATGCTATAATGCAAGCTCTTCGCACAGAAATTATTGAACGTGCGGAGATGGAGATGGCTGCTAACGCCCCAAAGGCTGTATTGTCTATGGTAGGCGTCATTGATGACCCCACAGCTGTTGGTAATAGAGAGCGCCTCGCTGCATCACAGCAAATTCTTGATAGGGTGGGGCTTTCCAAAGTGGAAAAGCTTAACGTTTCTTCGGATAAGCCAATAGGCGTATTTATCTTACCTGCAAAGAATGATGACGATAGCACAGAAACTGAATCCGACTGACAGATACGATAGGGCCAAAGGGCCGACAGTACCGTGGGGATACAAAAGGGCAGACCATGACCCCCAGCTTTTCGACCCCATAGAAGAGCAGTTAGAAGCCCTACAGCAGGGCATAGAGTACTTAAAGGCATCATCCTACCCTGAAGTTGCCAGATGGCTCACGGAGTACACAGGGCGCCCTATAACGCCTATGGGATTGTGGAAACGTATAAAGACTGACAAATCTGACAGACGGAAATATGTTGAACAAAAACGCCGTGCCGCCAAGGCCCAAGACCAAGGCAACATCAGCACCCAAAACTAAAGAAGAAAAAGAAAAGGCGAAGTTAGCCCGACAAAAACGTTCTGCGCGTATACAAATGAATATGGCGCAGAAGAAGTTAAAGAGGCTAGAAGCGCAAGAAAATCCAGAAGCGGAGATGGAGTTTGTTGGCTCCAGTTACACCCCACAAGAACAAGAACCTGAGAAAATTCTGTTTGAGCCTAATCCTGGTCCGCAAACAGAATTTCTGGCCTCATCAGAACGGGAAGTATTATACGGTGGCGCAGCAGGGGGTGGTAAGTCTTACGCTCTCATTATTGACCCGCTTCGCTACTGTAGCAACAAGAATTTTAATGCGCTAATTCTACGTCGTACAAATGATGAATTGCGCGAACTGATACACAAAAGTCAAGAACTATACCCTAACGCCTATCCGGGCGCTAAATGGATGGAGAAGAAAAGCCAGTGGACTTTTCCCTCCGGTGCCAGAATATGGATGACATACCTTGAGCAGGACAAAGACGTTCTCCGTTATCAGGGTCAGGCATTTACATATATAGGCATAGATGAATTAACACAGTATGCGACACCTTATGCTTGGGATTATTTACGTTCGCGCCTTAGAACAGCAGACCCGTCATTACCAGTCTTTATGCGGGCAACAACGAACCCAGGCGGCCCTGGACATGCATGGGTCAAGAAAATGTTCATTGACCCCGAAATCCCTGGCAGACCTTTTTGGGCAACGGACATCACCACCGGTGAAACCCTTGTATACCCTAGTCGCCACAGTAAAGCAGGGATACCGCTCTTTAAGCGTCGGTTTGTGCCAGCTAAGTTGCTTGATAACCCATATCTTTACGAAGCAGGTGATTATGAGGCAATGTTGCTCTCACTGCCAGAAGTACAGCGTAGGCAGCTACTAGAGGGTTCATGGGATATTGCGGAAGGCGCGGCCTTCTCAGAGTTTGACAGGAGATACCATGTTATTGAGCCTTATCAAATCCCAAATTCATGGCGCAAATTTAGGGCTTGTGACTACGGTTACTCCTCTGCTTCCGGTGTTCTTTGGTTTGCTGTAGACCCCGCAGACGAGACCCTGATTGTCTACAGAGAACTATACGTGACAAAAGTTCCTGCGAAAGAACTGGCACATATGGTGCTTGATGAAGAAGAAGGCGAGGCGATTCATTACGGTGTACTTGACTCGTCCCTCTGGCATAAACGCGGAGATACTGGGCCGTCACTAGCAGAGCAAATGATTGTTGAAGGATGCAGGTGGCGTCCCTCCGACAGAAGCCGCGGTAGTCGTGTAGCAGGTAAGAACGAGTTGCATAGGCGCCTACAGATTGACGAGGATACTGGGCGTGCAGGAATAGAAATAATGAGCAACTGTACAAACTTGATTGCTCAGTTGCCCACTCTTCCGATGGATAAAACTAATCCAGAAGATGTAAATACTAAAGTAGAAGACCACCTATATGACGCCCTCAGATACGGTATCATGACACGCCCTCAGTCGCGTTCCATTTTTGATTTTCCTAACGGAATACCTACCCATAAGTGGCGACCCGCTGATACAACCTTTGGATATTAAATATGGCTGAAGAAGAACACATTGAAGCGTTTGTATTTGAACCTAAGTCCGGTTCAGAGCAACTAGCGGAGTATGTACGCACAAAATTTGAAAATGTTGAATCCAGCCGACAAGAAGAAGAAGAGCGGTGGTTGGACTCCTATCGTCAGTATCGGGGATTGTACAGCGTAGATACACAGTTCACGTCCACAGAAAAATCAAAAGTATTCATCAAGATTACAAAAACTAAAGTCTTGGCGGCATATGGACAGATTATTGATGTCCTGTTCGCCGGACAGCGATTTCCGCTGGGGGTAGATTCTACCCGCGTCCCTGAGGGAGTAGAAGATGCTGTCCATTTTGACCCTAAAGATAATACAAACGCTATGGAAGCGTTGCAAGACAAGTACGGTTTTGCAGGAGATGGTGCAGAACTTCCGCCGGGTGCTACGAATCAAACGCTAGAAGATTTGAATCTTGGAGTGCTTACAGACGAGCTAGGCGAAATACAAGATGACATTCGCCTTGGACCCGGTAAGACAGCATCTTCGCAAACTTATCATCCTGCAGAAGATGCTGCGACTCGCATGGAAAAGAAAATTCTTGACCAGCTTGAGGAGTCTAGCGCATCTAAGCATCTGCGACACACAGCATTTGAGATGGCTCTTTTCGGAACTGGTATTCTGAAAGGGCCGTTTGCATATGATAAAGAATATCCAAACTGGGACGAAGAAGGCAATTATGACCCAGTTCTCAAAACCGTCCCTAAGGTAGAGAATGTTTCCATATGGAACATGTATCCTGACTCGGATGCAAAGAACATGGATGAGTGCGAGTACGTTATCCAACGTCATCGTCTAAGTCATTCCGAACTTCGTAATCTTAAGAAACGTCCATACTTCCGACATGATGCCATTGACAATGCCATTGGCATGGGCACAAATTATGTCCGTAAATGGTGGGAGACAGACCTAGAAGATTACCGTAATAGCTACGATGTTGAACGGTTTGAGATTCTAGAATTTTGGGGCAACATTGACAAGGACTCTGCGGAAGAGGCGGGACTTGAGGTTCCTAGAGAACTTGATGATTTGGACACTCTGCAAGTAAACTGCTGGGTATGCCATGACCAGCTTCTACGTCTAGTTATCAATCCATTCACACCGAAGCGTATTCCATACTTTGCCGCACCATACGAACTTAATCCATACTCGTTCTTCGGTGTTGGCCTTGCTGAAAACATGACGGATACCCAACAGCTTATGAACGGCTTTATGCGCATGGCTGTTGATAACGCCGTGCTGTCGGGTAATCTTATCTTTGAGATTGACGAAACTAATCTTGTTCCGGGGCAGGACTTGGAATTGTATCCAGGCAAAGTGTTCCGTCGTCAAGGCGGCGCACCGGGGCAAGCTCTGTTTGGCACCAAGTATCCCAACGTATCATCAGAAAATATGATGATGTTTGATAAGGCACGACAGCTTGCTGATGATGCTACCGGCATCCCATCATACTCACATGGACAAACAGGGGTGCAGGGCACAGGCCGAACTGCGGCAGGTATTTCTATGCTAATGGGTGCTGCTCAAATCAGTGTCAAAGGCGTGGTAAAGAATATTGACGATTACCTACTACAGCCGTTGGGAGAAGCGTTCTATGCATTTAACATGCAGTTTAACTTCGACCCGTCTGTGCGTGGGGATTTGGAAGTCAAGGCGCGTGGCACTGAAAGCTTGATGAAGAACGAGGTGCGGAGTCAGCGACTTCTGCAACTGTTGCAGATTGCTGGGAATCCTAACGTTGCGTCGTTTGTTAAGTTTCCTGTTGTGCTGCGCGAACTCGCGCAAGCTATGGATTTGGATGCAGAGAAGCTAATCAATGACGAACGAGAAGCCTTCCGTCAAGCAGAAATAATTAGAGCGGCTGGCGGTGCTGGACCAGAAGAAGGTGCGCAGGGCGTTAATCCTATGGATATGTCCGGTGGCGGTGGTGGTAACATTGGCGTCGGCGGTGCGGCAGTTCCGGGTGAGCCGGGCTTTAGCGCAGCTGGTCAACAGCCTCCACAACCTGAGGGTGGCGGGGACGTAGGTGCTCAGTTAGCCAGCATCATGGGCGGACTTAAATGATACGAGAAATAGCTAAGAAACTAATGCCGTTGGTCGGTGTTAAACGCAATGTCGATGCGCTAAATGCGTATGTAGAATATCGTACACATGAGATGCACAAAGTATTGGAACAGGCCGAGGATACAAAAACCATGTTTATGGCGCAGGGAGCCATCCATGAGTTGCGTAGGATTAACACACTACGTGAAGAAGCACAGGCTAAAGCAGAGTGATGGAAGAACGAGCAAAGGTAGGAACTCCTACAGGAAGAGTCACTCAACACGGTAGGCCCGAATACAGAACTTCTGATGGAGAATTGGTTTCTGAAAAATCCGCGACTCTACCAATAGAAGGTAAATTTATAAATGTGCCAAGCATTCATAACGGGTACAGATACAATGATGATGAATTAATGGACATGCTTAAGATGGGAACTATAAAGCCCACCAGCATGCATGATAACCAAGAAGATGCAATTAAAGCTGCGGTGCAACGTAGTAAAGAAATGGTGCTCACACACGGCAAAGCCGAGGGGGGAATAATGATGGCACAAGAAGGTAAGGCACCGCTTCCAATGCAGGAAGCGACATCCGCACCACAAGGTGGCGGACCAAAGGCGGCTAACCCCGCAGCCATG